TTCGGCGGCATTAGCCTCGTTCCATCGCCAATCCCATGAAGCGACAAGAGTATCGTATGGGCTTTCGCTATATTTTTTAAGTGTTAAATCTGGCGGTATTGGTATTGAACCAGGGAGCCAACTAATACCATTCGAAGACATAAGAACGTTAGAAACAGTATAATTATCTGTCAATTCTGATCCAGAATATTCGACCGGTGAATAATTCCCAACAAACGTGCAAGCGCCAAGACCCGGAGAATCTGTACTCTTCCATGAAGGGCATTGAACGATCATCGTACCCGAGTCTTCTCCCCATGGGACAATGCCAACAACCTGTTCTGTATTTGCTTTTGAACTAGATCTGTAATATATAGCAGTGAATGAATTAGGAATACCAGAATTATTTTTTGGCTTCGTAATTGCTATTCTATGTGTATCGCCATCAACATCATTAATAAGCATTCCAGAAGGAGCAGTTAAATATGATCGCGAATTAGACACCTCAATTATCTCACCGGTAGTCGTCATCCGATCATGAGTTGTATTTGCTCGTACATACATTAGCTTATTATCTGGTATCGAGGTGTCAAGAAAGAAAGCATACGCATCATAATCATCCGAATCCTTTACAACGCCTCCTGGCGCATTAGTCCAATTAGCTTCGTTAGGATTAAATGACATTGTAGACACGTATGTATTTCCAGAAATATTAGAAGAAACTAATGGACTCTGAATACAATACTGCACCTGAGTATAATCGATCGGATTTACTAAAGATTTACTATTATGGTATTGTTTATAAGCAATCCATGCAACTCTAACAGTTAGCGAACTATTGCCTGTTGTTTTTACCAAGGAAGGTTTCCTTCCATTACGATCCGTGTAGTTAGATATTTTTGCGGGATATCCATACACGTGATGTTCTTCAACCCAACCTTCTGTTCCTGCAGGACCTCTTGATCGAACTCTAAAATATCTGGTATATGTATCGTTAGTGTTTGAATATACCTGTTCTGAGTTTTCTGAGATGGTTACCGAACCTCCGTCCTTGTTAATACTCCAAGAATACTGATTATCATCAACTCTTTGCGATCCTGTATCAGATCCCCCAGTATCCGGATCTATACCATTAGCCGTGTGCCTTAATTCCGGGTTTGACCAATCGGGGGCAGCTCCATTCTTTGCTCTAACAGATTCCCATTCATAGTCCTTAAAAATACGAGAATTACTATCAGATAAAGTCGAGGTCCAAGAGAATGTCGTAGTTCTATCCTCGGACGGATTCAGGGCTTCTGTTAGAATTGGTTTATATGGAGGTGCAATATCAAAAGATTTACTCGCCCATACCGACATAGTAGGGTCAGAGCTCATCCCTTTCTTTTTAGCTCGATTTCCCCTAACTTCGAAAGATACCTTCGTTAAATAAGCGCTAGTAGATGGATAATAATTACTTAGCAATATAGAATGAGTTTTCTGAGTATCTGTTTTTGTAGGATTTAAATTTGTGTCTCTTGTTGATGTATGCCACTGCTCAATTGCCATTTTACGATTAGGATCGTAATATGGAAGTTTTTGCATATAATACTCATGAAAATATGCATCTTGGCCGTCATCATAATCCTTAGTTCCACATTTCCAAGATACCGTGAATGTTTTCTTATTTCTTGCGATAGTAAGCCCCGTTGGTTTTTTACTTTTTGCCATTACACTGTCCTCGCATTCAATCTAAAGCTACGGATCAGTCCATCGGCAAATGCTTCTGGATCGGCTGAGCCGTCTATTGTGATATAGTTGTTAAGAGCTCTGGAATTCATTGTGGAAGTCATAGAATCGAGCTGTTTAGTCAACGCGTTTATTCCAGTATATAATTTCTGATTTTCTCTCTCTACGCCAGCCATTCGAAGATTTACTTCTGCTGTTCTGCTAATAGTTCCAGAGAGATTTGGAAAGGCAAAACCATTCATTGAAGATATTGCATTGTTAGTAGAACCAATAAGAGTAGAGGCTATGTTTTCGGTCTTCTTTTTAAGCGTTGGCACATAAAGATCCAAACCATTAATAAGACCCTGCATCATATACCTACCATTTTGAAGCATTACCTTCGATGGTGAAGAAATCTTATTCCGTTCTTTATAAATATCATCAACTACACTAGAAACTTCGTTCGCTTTTGATCTAAGGCTTGGAAGCATAGCATTTATACCACTAATGATTCCAGATACAGAGTTATAACCATTAGAGAATTGGCTAGGGATCTTAAGATTCTTATCAACATCTCCCGATGCTGTTTTTGCTTTCTTGGATGCTTCTTTACCACCTTTATCAACGGCATTACTATACGTATCCATCGAAGCTTTAGTGGTTCGGCCAATTTTAGGATCAATCTCAAGATTCTTCTCAATCCCTTTCTTAGTCTTCTCAACAGATTTAACAGCAGCTCCGCTTCCAGAATCTAATCCTTTTCTATAATCGGCTATAGCTTTAGCACCCTGCTTCCCAAATACTGGAATAGCACCGACTACGACTTCAATTATAGATAAAACTAAATTCTCCAAAGCCGAAACTAAGGCAGGCCCATTAGAAGCTATAGCATTTGCTGTGCCATTTATAAAGCTGACTATAAGGTTTAAACCTGCGTTTGCGAGATCAGGGGCTTTTTCTGCTAAAGTATTCAGGAAAAGATCAACTATTTCTATAGCAATTGTAGCTATTTCCGTTATCCTAGAACGTATTCCCTTAAGTAAAGCGATAAGAATATCCATTCCAAATGTTATAAGCTTCGGAAGCACTTCTGTTCCCGCCGCCAATAACGTATCCAGAATATTAATAAATGCATCTTTGATAAGCGGAGCGCCTTTCGCGATAGTGTCAATCATAGTCAATATCGCATTGCCAACGCCTTCTGCTACTATAGGAAGAGCTTCGGCGAGAGCTTTTACACCACTTACTATTGCTCCGGTTCCAGTAGAAAATGCTACAGCCAGTATAGTCATACCAGCACCAAGGGATAATACACCAACTCCAAGCAATGCCATAGCTCCACCAAGAGCAAACATTATCGGAATTATCGGACCAAGCAAAGCCGCACTGACACCAAATATAGCCAATGTGCCGGCTAATGCGAATAGTCCGGTAAGAACTCCAGTAAAGTTAAGCGAACTAAGAAGAGCTATTGCCGGTGCTAATATAGCAAGGGCTCCGGCTACAACTATCATAGCCGCTGCTCCAGCTAATGATTTCTGCATTAAAGCCATAGCGCCCGCTAATATAACAAGGGAGCCGAACATAACGGACAAACCTTGTCCTGCGCTGGAATCCACGCCCATCTGAGTAATAGCGCCGGCCATAATTTTTATTCCAATGGACATAACAAGCAGCGCCGCGCTTACCTTCATAATATTGCCGGTCGAAGCGGCTATCATACTCATTATCTTTGAGAATCCTGCAAGCTCGGCTAAAGCTATTCCCATTGTGCCAAGGCCTTTAGCTAAAGACTTAACGTCCATTCCACCTAACTGAATTAATGGCTTAGCTAATATCCTCATAGCAGCTGCCATAATAACCATAGCGGCTCCGGCTTTTACTAAACCCTTAGTATTTATCTTGCCAAAGGCAAATGCAACAGCTGTGAATTCGCCGAGCATTACACCAAGAGCAGAAAGGCCCTTAACTAACGAGCCGGTGTCCATAGCACCCAATTCTTTTACAGGCTTAGCAAGAAGATTTATTGCAACTGCCATAAGAATAAGTCCAGCTCCAGTCTTAGCCAAAGACTTAGGTTGGATTTTATTTCTATCAAATATAGCGCAGAATGCTGTAAGTTCGGCAAGAAGAGCTCCAACTCCAAGAAGTCCTTTGCCCATATTCTCAACTTCACTAAGCTTCTTTACAGCGCTTGCTAATAAGAGTATGGCAACAGAAAGGGCGATCATTCCGCTTGTATTAGCGCCTTTCATAAGATGAGATGCAATACCAAGCTCAGTAAATAAACCGCCAATAGCAGCAACAGCAGTAGCGAGTTTCTTAGCCGGAATATCAGCTAATGTGGCACATGATGCCGCTAATATACCAATGGCAACAGCAATGGTCATAAGCTGACCAACTTTTAAGGACGTTTGGAACTCATTTAGCGTCTTAGATAACGAATCAAATGACTCTTTTACCTTGTCAAATAAACCGCCCTTCTTTTCGCCATCTCCGCCACCAAATAAATTCTCAAATTTCTCCGATAAAGTATCGATGAACTTTACCAGTTTCATACCAACGGCCATGATTCCGCTGCCAGCTAAAAGTCCGCCTACTGCTGATAAATTAATATGTGATAATCCTTCACCTATTAAAGTAAATAGTTTTCCAAGCCCAGACATAGCCTTTCCAAGAAGACCTTTTGTCAGTTCTTTTAACTTACCAGACAAAGTTGAGACACCATCAGCAAGCTTCATCATCGCCTGACTGATATTATCCATCAGACTAAGTGCCGAACCCCCAATAGGAAGAAGCACTTTTATAAGGCTCCCAAATATTTTAGCTACACTTTTTACTATATTTATTCCGGTTTTAAGAACGGAGAATATAACAGTAAACACGTTCTTTATCTTTGCCGCTGTTTCTCCAGATATCATTAAACTTTTTGCAAAGTCTCTGAATCTAAAGCTTAAAGCCGTTAGCTGTTCTCCACGAATTGGACTAAATACATCATTAAAAGCGTCTTTAATCGGAGCTATAAAACTCGAAACGGCTAAATATAACTGTTTAAATCCATCGATTAATGCCGCACGACCATTTGAAGCTTTCCAAATGCTAAGTATTCCGTTTCTCGCATCGGCGCTTCGTTCAACGAAACCAGATATTACATTATTAACTGCCGTCCAAAGAACTTTTGCTTCTTCAAGGTTACCAAAGATAAGTTCGAAAGTCTGTGCCCATCCAGAACCTATAGCTTCTTTAACTGTATCTATAAGCTGAGTAAACGTCTTTACATCCTGAGCAGCGGCGAAAGCTTTAGCACCTATATCGCTTGTTGCATCGGCGTACCGACCAAGAGTTGTTGTAAGAACATCAGTCGACATCCAAGCGGCTGACAAAGAATCATTAAAATTCTTAGTCGCTGTGATATTTTCTTTAAATGCTCCATTAGCTCCTTGGGTCAATACCTTATAGGTACCATCTGACTGTTTTTCCAAGTTGCCCATTTCAACAGCCGTATCAATAAGTTGCTGTTTGAACTCCTTGGTCGCCATATTGGCATTTTCGATAGACTTCCAGTCAATAAGCTTTACATAACCAGCAGACAAAGCCTGAGCAAAGTTATACATCGCCCTTGATGCTTCCTGAGCATTAGCTCCGGATACAGCAGCTTCATTACTAATACCCTGGATAGCTTTAACTGCCGTATCAAGCTCGACTCCAGCATTAGTAAATTTACCAATGCTGTTAGTCATATCAGAAAACGAATAAATAGTCTTATCAGAGTAAGTATTTAACTCGTTAAGGTATCTATTTACTTCCTGAATGTCGGCTCCAGTACTCGCCATAATGGTCTGAATAGACCCCATTTTGAGCTCATACTCGGAGAAACCAGCTTTTACCTGATCAATAGTAAAAGATCTGGCCATCTGTTTTCCGAAGTTAACAGCGGAGTTTGTCAAATTTACCAGAGCAGTTGTACCGATAATCTCTAACGCTGAAAATCTGGATTTAGCATTTTCAATCGAATCGGAAAGTCCAGAATTTTTAAAATCGTTCCCCGCGCCTTTAAAACTAAGTTTTTCTTTAAGCTTGTCCAGAACAGTCATAGTATCCTGGGCATTATTTGAAAATTCTTTATTATCAAATCGCATCTCAACGACGCGACGATCAACTGTATTAGGCATTATTTACCTCGTTCCACGCATCGTTTGCGATTTTATCAAAAATTGGAGCCATGACCGGATTGATATAATCCCTTCCGGCAACATATCCACCAGTTCCGGTCCCATGACCATATTGTAAAATTACTGCTATATTGACATTCTTATTGATATTGTCATTTGTCCAATGAATGCTATAACCGTCACCATCCTGTATTATTTCATACCCCCATGCGGCAGCAGTAGCACCGGAATCATGTGGCGTAGCGGCGGCTAATGCAGAAACTCCTTCTTGACCATACTTATTAAGTATTCTCTCAATCTGCAATTTCTGCATTCGCGTAAGAAATTCTTCCGTCTTGGCTCCGCTTTGTTTAACGTTAAATGAAAACATGCGATCTAGCCTTTCGTTTTATACTTTGCCCTACGAGCAGCGTTCAATTCGCGATTGCTCCTAAGGATTTCACTCCTACTCATTTTCTTTTACGGCTGATT